CTCCTATTGAGTTAACGACCTTGGTTGAGTCGCTTATGCTCAGAATCACCGCCTTAAAACGGTGAAACCCACGCGATCTTGATGCCGACGGATCGCGGTCGTCCTGCCCTCAGTAAGCGGTCCTCGGATCCGGGGTACGGCACCCCGTTTAACGGTTCGAGGAAGCACTTCAGTAGGGCCGCGTCACCATCAACCACAGAGGCTGGCGGCGCCGCGGTCGTGACATACGCCTTAACCAAAGGCGCTTGCCACGGTCCGCCGATTTTCTCGGTTTGGTAACCGAGGAAGGAACGGCGACCTAGCGCTTGACTGCTAGGAAGTGTGACCGGGAAGACGGGTAAGACCCGTCTCACCACCCGGTCCAACTTGGCAGTCGTGTCCCACCACCCATGCTCATAGAGCTGGTTGCGGAGGGACACCAGAGACACCTTCTCTGAAGGGCTGAGGGGTCGATCACTGGGAATCATGCGACGGACGCGGACAGATGTAACGTCCTCGCCGTCATAATAATCCCCACCACAGGACTCTCGGAACTTGCTTCTCCAAAAGCTCTTGTGGCGATTTACCTTAAGACCATAGTCTTCAAGGCATTCGATGATCGACAGCACGTCATCCACGGGAACGACGAGGTCGTCCCCGAAGATTTGCACATTCGGCGTGAGATCAAGGATCTCACGCCGGGTGAGGTGGTACCCTCGGCTCCGCTCGATCCCGAGAAAGACGATCGTCGTAAAGACGAACGCCTCGATCGGAAAAGTGAGAGCCGACCCCATAGACGCGAACTTGGTCAACGGTATGACACCGATGCCAGGCACGTCGGCCTGAAGGGAACGGCAAGCTTGGACTGCACCATCGAATGATGGCCAGTCGGCGAGCAGTTCTTGGACAAGCCGATTCGAGACTCTATCACTCGCTTCAGAGAGATCGATCGTCGCAAGACGACGGTCTTCTGAGGCGCTTCGCGCCAGACGCTGGTTAGGCGTCTGGTCCTCGAAGTTGATTACACGCGACACGACTTGGTCGTGCCGACAGTGTTCCCGGATCGATCGCGCAACGGCCTGTTGTGCATATTGCATGCACGTGGGTTCGATGGCGATAATCCGAGGAGTCTTGAGTGTCTTAGGGACAGAAATGACCTTAACCGGTCGTTCCTGTTCCGGGGAGAGGACAGTCACTGAGTCGAGAGACTCCCAGCTACGATATGATCCTAGGATCATGTCGAGCATGGGAAAATAAGTCTCTAGACGTTCCGGCCA